GTCCGCAACGAGTTGTCCTCGGTGATTGCCGAGGTACGGGAAACGTTGTCCGCCGAGCAGGCGGACAGGATCGTCGCTGTAAGCAGTGAGATCGCTGACGTGAGGAAGACGCTGTCTGCGCTTTCCGAGCGCGGCGATATCAAGGCGACCAGCGACAAGGTCATCGATCTCGAACGGCGCCTCGGGGAACTGTCCGAGAC